AAGGTAGAGGTTCACTCTACGGGCAACAACACCTCGCTCAAACTCGTAGGCACTACCACGGTCACTATCAGCGACCTTGACTTGGCTAAGGCGGAGGACAACCCAACTACCCTTATTTTGCGTCTTACGCTTACAGGAACGGACGCAAAACTCTACACGCATGAGATCATCAACGACGACGATGGAACGGCTGTATTCGCTTCTGTGACGGCTTCTAGCAGTAGTTCTACGGGCGTGGTGTGGGGCAACGCAAACGGCAACGTAAAATGGGGTGCTGTCTATTACTCCAAGTTCGGTGCTTTCGCCCCCGACGAGTTGCTTCTCTCCGACTTTGCACAGGACACGCTTGCACGTATGGGCCTTGGTATCGTTGACCAACTAAAAAACTCGGCAAGGCCATACCTCAAGACGCAGGTTGCCGACTCGTCAATCATCTATGGCTACGACCTATCATCGGAAATGACAAACAGGCTACACACACCCACGATACACGTTCTTATCAGCGCACTCAACTCCCCCTCCTTTGAGTCCTTGGGTGGTGCAAAGATAACGCAAAACTACGATGTGCAGATATTCGTGGCTACCCGTGGAACAAATTACGAGAATGCCTACAGATCGGGGCTGAACATTATGGGAGAAGTATTTGATGAGTTATACACACAGACTGGTGTGCAAGGAACAACGGACAGCATCATACAATATGATGCCCAACTAGATTCTAAAATGGATGACGACGAGACTGTTTGCGTCCATGTTCTAACCATGACCTATATGCGCCGAATAGATATGAGGCACAGATAAGAACATTAATAAAGCAGTCAGTGTGTCCTAAGACCACATAGAGGTGTACCTATGGTAGAGTTCCTGAACAGATATGTATCGATAGAAAAAGAATCATCATACGGAAGCGAACCCTCCGGCACTCAGATTTTCGGAGAAGTCGATGATGAATCGTTTGCAACAACGTATGATTTAATGACAAGGCAAGACATGAGCAGACCGATAGCATCAAAGTCCGTGACCGGATTAGAGAGGTCCGAGGGTGACATGAACCTCGCCCTACAAGTAGATGACTTCGCAGGGACACTGTTTGGTGCATTCTTTCCCAAGACCGACTACAACGTAATAGCCACCGGGGTTCACACATTTGACGAGCCTACAGTAGCAGCCGACGCTTATCACTCCTACACCATACGAGTAGGCAGGGAAGAGAAGGAACACACCTTCACCGGCATGGTTGCAGACTCCATGAGCATTTCCGCAACGGTGGGGGAGTATGTCATGCTAAGTGCTTCCTTTGTTGGATGTAGAGAAGAAGCCCCTGCTGCTTTGCCAACAGGCAGCGACCTCCCTACTTTCAATGGGGATGCCCTCGACGCTCTTTACTTCGCCAACGGTCACGTCAAGTTTGATGAAGGGACTAGCGGCGCACCAGCAGCCTCGGCAAGCGTAAAGTCATTCTCTCTTGATGTAAACCTAAACCGCGATACAGACAACGCTTACGGTATAGGAAACAGCACCTACAGTCGTGCGCCACCAGCACAGCGCAGGGAGATCAGTGGGACCATTGAGTTTAACAAAGTTATTTACTCTACAAGTGTCGATGAACCTCTCTTTGGTGATTTAGTTTCGGCAGATGGTTTGATTACTAGCGATGCGGCAGCAGACCCGACAATCACACTTGACTTGCAAAGTGAGGCCGACGATGATTCAGAATACATTAAAATTTATCTATACAACGTAAGGTTTGAAGCCCCCGAAGCATCCGTAAGCGGCAGGGACACCAACACAATGTCCGTTGGTTTCGTTGCTCTCTATGACGCAACAGCAAGCGGAGCAGACAAAGCCATGAGAATACAAGCAAAGGGTGGAACTGCGATAGGCACAACTGTTTTCTGAGGTGCTTAGATGGAAGGAAGAGAACTAGCAGAATCCCTTGGTCTTGACATACCGGAGGAAGACCTTGAGAGTATGGAAGGTCTTAGTAAGAAGCAAGTTATGGTTATATGTCGAAGATACCCCGTCAAAGTAGCCAAGCCCGCCCCTAAGAAGAAAGCACCAGCCAAGAAGGTAAAGGTTGAAGAAGAATAATCTTTATTAATGCCCTAACGGGTAAAATAACTTGAGCGGGCCTGTGGGCCATAGAGTAGTGTTATCATGCCGGTAATGAAGAAAGAGATAGAGTTAGACGACGGACGAAAGATTTGGGTTAGACAAGCCTCCGGTATGGAGAAGTTGAAGATAACCAATATTCAGGGTAGGGCTTTTCGCAAGATGCGACACGCCGGAACACCCGACAAGTGGACCGAGGAACAGAACGAAGAATTTGCTGTTATGGTCGATGAAATGGGTGGCGGTATCGAGGCTCAGATAGAGACATGGGTTCCCGCTTGCATTCTCGATGAAGATGTTGATGTCAATATGCTCACGTTTGAGGAACTGAACACTATTCTTCAATTCGTCCGTGGTGACGACGAGGATGGCGCGGTCCCTTTTCAGAATTCCTGATGGTCGCACCGAGCCTTTGCATGGCCTTTAAAGGGACTCTTCCTTCTGACCTTTGGCTCAAGTATTCCGTGCAGGGTGGCCGCCATTTGATGAACATGGATTTGATTGTGGCTGGTGAGATAAACGATAGAATCAGTGATGCTACAACTGAAGCAAGTAAAAAGGATGCTAAAGGTGCAGTAGCCCGTAGAAATCAAAAGCGTGAGCAACGCAAATTTTTATCAAACAATAATGAACTCCTCGACATATTGAGTGAAAGCGGTGTGCCGGTTATTGACAAGCGAAGCGAGGGTTCTAAATGATAGAGGCGTTGGGAAGTAGTTTATTATTAGGGTATCTTTCCCCTGTGACACTGTTTACGGCAGCCATCTGTCTCCTTGTTCTTCGTGCTGGTGCATCAAGGGTTTTCTTCGACATCGTTGGTACTTTCCAAGCAAGCAAACTAATTAAAGATGCCAAGTCTGCCGCCACCGTCTTTGAGTCGCTTTACCTCGATGCCTTGACAGGTGTGCAAGAAGCCGGTCAAGAATTAGGTCAAATATTCAATGAGATAACTGACGCTGTGGTTCCCATAGCAAGGGAGATAGCAGAAGCACAGATACAACTTGAGAAGTTCGTTGACGAGGGCGAGAACATAGAGCAGTTGGTAGCAAACGTAAAAACAATAGGTCTTGACTTCGGTTTCGCTGGCGATCAAGCGATGCAAGCAGCCGCTAAGATGGCGCAGATAAGCGGTGTTTTAGGTCAAGGTTCCCTCGCTGCTGGAACAGAAATAGGTATGCGTTTTGGTCTTATTAGCGGTATGGAAACTGAGGCTGCCATGCAGCGTATGATTAACCTTCAGCAACAGACCAAGTTTATGACGGAGAATCTTGAAGACAACATGGATGCAGAACAGAGAGCCAACATCATAAGAAGAGACTCGATGCGAGTTCTTGACGAACTGAACACCATCGAGAATCGCTCGGCTGCTACGATGGAGCAGATAACCTTCGTTATGAACCAGTTCGCATCACAGGCCCACCTTGCCAATGAAGAGATAAGCAGCATGGCTGCATTGTCAGCAGTAATGGTTGAGTCCGGTGAAGAACAAGGTAAGGGTGGACGTGCCTTGCGTATGATGTATGCACGTCTAGGTTCTGACATAGGCGGCGCAAGAAAAGAAATGGAAAAGTATGGTGTATCTGTCACTGATGCAGAAGGCAATATGCGACCACTTTCTGTTATGCTAAAAGAATTAGAAGCAAGTTTCTTTGCACAAAGCGGCGCAGAACAACAGGCAACCGCACAGATTATCGCCGGCAACAGGCACTATACCCGTTTCCTCAAACTCATGACCAACTTGGATAGGGTCAGACAGTTGGAACTAGAAGCAACAATGCGTATGTTCCCTGCTATGGAAGAGATAAACAGAAGAAGGGAAAGCGAACTTTTCCAACTTGAACAAGCAGAAGCAAATGTAAGAAACCTATCCGGTGCGTTGGGTGAGCAGTTGCTACCTGCCATGACAGAAATCACAAACAAACAGGCTGTTTTCCTTGAGACTGTTGTTGCCATGAATGAGGGACCACTCGGTAGTATGATTACAGGTATGCTTGCTTTGTCCAAGTCAGCCAGCGTTTTACTTGGCCCCATCATCAACACAATCATCAACTTCAAAAACATGAGCATAGCATTCCAAACACACGCTGCTATCACCCGTGCTTTGGCCCAACAACAAGAGTTGGTAAACAATGGTTTTAGGATGGGCGGCGCGATTTCTATGGAAATGGCGAATAAGTTTGACTTTCAACAACAGGCCATAAGGGAATTAGCACAAGAAGAAAAGATATTAACAGAAACAATAAAAGAGAGAGCAGACCTATCGGACATGACTATCCAAGATTTAGAAGCAGAAATACAAGCCTTAGATAGAAGGGCGCAAGCAACAGAGCGTCTTAAGTTATCTATGCAAGACAGTGGGCTTCTCTCAATATCAACAGATACAAGTGACCAAAAAGCAGCCGCGCAAGAAGCACAAGCAAGAAGGGACGAAATTGTTAGAAGGAGAGCAGAAGAAAGAAGAATGCAAGCAGAAAGTGAAAGAGAAATTATGCAAGCAGCAAAAGACCAAGCAAAGGCTTTCAACGGTATAACAATGTCACTGGCCGGCACAGGTTCAGCATTGATGATGTTCGGTCAAAGTCAAAAGACAGTAAGGGCAGGTATGGTACTAAATACGGCTGCTATGGGCGCACAAGTCGCCGTCATGGTCAAGAAGAATGCTGCTTCTGTAGTTGAATTGTTCCAAAACAAAGTGCGACAATTTGACCAAAAGGCTGAAGCGTTTATGAATACACAATTATTAACTCAGAAAAAACAAAATATTATATTGTTGGCAAAAGAGGCGCACGCTATAGGCGGTGTCAACTTGGCCCTTAGAGGAACTATGGTGGCAGCAACCGGGGCAGCAACAGCCATGAAAAACTTTTTGAAGATTAGCGGTCCATTGCTGGCATTAGCAGCAGGTTCAGTTATATTAGTGGAAGTTGCTGAGAAATTTGGTATATTCGGTTCAAAGGCAGAAGAACTAGAAGAAACTACTGTGAGCGCGGTAGCCAACACCGAAGATGTCATTGCCATGCTTGACGATGAAGCAATGTCACTTCAAAGGGCCAACGAACAACTTGAGGAGAAGGAAAGGCTACATCAAAGTCTCATAAGTAGCGGTATCGAACTTAATAAGGTGACTGCTGAAGCATTAGCACAAGAAATAGCAAATCTCAAAGCCTATAAACAAGTTCAAGAATTTAAAGAACTTGGCGCACAAATAGATGAGGACGCTACACAGGCTTATTTCGATGCTATAAACGAAGAAAAGAAACTACTAGACAAGTTTGGAGAAGGCTTTTTCCTTGAAGCAGACGCATCATCCCTGTTTGGTTTTACTAAGTTAGCAAACAGATTGAATCCAAGAGCCGGTATATTAGGCGGTGGCCTTCTCGATGGTGTAGGCTTCAACGAGCAGATAAAAAGAACAAGAGATGTTCAAGAAAATTTCTTAGAGCAATTTCCTCTCGTAGCACAGGCGATAGCCGAAGGTACGATAACTAACATGGAGGAACTACAGACATACATGGATGATACTGCCATATCTCTTGAGCAGACATTGGGTGCTGGTAGGGACAGTGCCATAAACGACATAAATGCGGTCACAGAAGAACTTGAGAACTTCAGCAACGCAAGAGAAGAATTGTTCTTTGGCTCAAGGTCTAACATGACAGGCGACTTAATAAGGCAAGTTCAACAGCAAGGGGTGGAGAACTTGATAACCACAACCGAGGTTGTGATGACAAACATATTCAATGGATTGACGATACCGGAAATGGTTGACATTGTTATAGAAGAGATAGAGGGTAGAGGAAGGCTCAACGGATATAACATAACGTCGAGTTAGGTGAGTGTATGGTAAGAACTGTTAGTAAGAAATATCAAGTGTGGCTTGCTGGCTACTACGATGATTTCAACGGCGCAAGGGCTATTCCCGATGATGCCAACAGCCCCGGTACTACGAGAAATCATGTCAATTCACACCACGGCAACCCGATGAACGGAGAGGCCACGCTCAACCCCCGATACCGATGGGCGCAACCCGACAGGGACCATACTGGCGGAAACGAGTATGCCCCCGATGCACAAAAACTACTGAAGAACGATGGTTTGTTTGAGTTTATCTCGCACGACGACACAAGACAAAGCAACGATGAGTGGGAAGGCAGGGCGCAGTTGCAATACCCAGACGGTCACGTAGCCAACAGATACAGGTTCGGTGGGGCTTTAGGTGACGGCTATCTCAAGTTCGTGAACGGCTACGATACCTTGGGTTCCTATGTGGTTCCCACAGGCACTAACGACGCTACCTTTGGTAGAGCCACTATGCAGGGCTATAATGCCGCCTCTTACGACACCACCGACGATGCTGGTGTGAAAGACACAAGTGGGAACTTCGTGCAAAGAGGTCACTTGACGGGCGTGTGGATGGGAGAGGCACTCAAAGAAGACTCTACAGACAACACACCACATAGATTGTTTGCCGAGGTCACTTCTCCCGCTAAAAAACCCTTC